GAATGGAAAGACAGGGGGGGTAGCAGGCTTATTAAAAAAACGACCCCCTTTAGCCAGGTTACAGCGCCTACAGATTGCAGCACAGTTAAACTGATCGAAGGTGCTACCGCCTTTAGAACGTGGGAATATGTGGTCTACTTGATCGGCATCGCTTGAGCATAAATAACAAATATAGCCATCACGAGCTAACACGGATAATCTTAAATCTTTCCACTTCTTGCTACCTATCTCAGCTTTCTTGTTCAATACCAACCCTTTATCTTATGGTGTGCTAATGCATTACAAGGATTAATATAGCGTGCCTCTATGTATTTTAATTGCCATTCTATTTGTTTATATCCATCTACTCTTGCTAAGTATTTAGATCTACCTTGTGGTATACCGTAATGACTACCGTTCTTAGCTTTAGGATTCCATCTAGATTCTTTGTAGTTTAACTCATCTAAGCAGTAGAACTGATCTATATCATTAAGCTGTATAAATGCCCATTGACGATAATGATTTGTCTTATCTAATGCAACGGAATAATCTTTTAAAAAGCAACTGATAAATGCAATTAGCATAAAGGTCGCCCAAACTCTGCGCCTTCCGAGTCTTGCCCCTGGCGACTCAGCTTTTCGATTTAAGATCAAACGCTTCTTTAGGGTAGCATGGCATGTCAAATCACGCAAGGATTTGGACCAATGTGCAAATTTTGAAATCATCAAGCTCCATCCAAGTCTCATCGTAGCCAGCCTCACTCATGGTTTACTACCCCACCCATTACCCTTAAAGACAATGCCAGGTGCTGAGTAAAGTCGATTCATAATTGTCATGCATTTAGGGCATTCCATGATAGGTAGATTATCTGCAAAAGAGCTGCTAGTAGATCCATAGGTGCCACATTCAGCACAGCTGTATTCATAGGTAGGCATTACTGAGCCCCTATCAATGCACAAGTGTGGCAGCCAGTACCTAGGAATTGCCAGCCACCACACTGCGCACATCGGTCTATGTTACTGTCGGGTATATGTAATGCTTCTGCGATGTTTTTTACTCCCACACAGCCGCAGCTCATGCACTGATATGCCTTAAATCCTTCGGGCGTATCTAACTGCTCAAGCCATAAGAACTCGGTTTTACGATCACAGCCATTACACTTAAACTTTGTGTACATGTGATAAAATCCCCTTCCTTATTGTCTGCAATGACACTGAGTACATACCAAATACTGACCATCATGTAATAATCTGTCATCATTACACGATACACATATATCGGCACTAAGGTTTAGGCTTTCGTTATCATTTTCCATGCGTAATGTAAAGCCTGAACCATTCCTAATCTCAATAAAACCCACTATTCCTCCTTTCCTTGTGGAAAGAACCAAGCGCCAGTAGAATCTTGCTTGGCCCAAATTGCATGCTCTTTGATACGATCTAAACACAAGTACCCGTAGTACGGTTTCCCGTTGGTCTTAGATACTCCTGTTACTAAGTTATTACCCTTAGCGCAACAAGCTGGTGGTGCTTTAGGTGGTGTCACTGTTGCAGCTTTAACCCAGTCTTCATTACTGATAGGCAACGGATCTGTGCGATCTACTGAGAAGCTTTGTGTTACAGCTTGTTTTTCTTTGACTCTAACCATCTCTTCTCTACTAGGTCCATTCTTTTCAGTACCGATATTAGCCACTTTAAAAGCAACTCCTCGAGCCGAAGTCGCACAATTTTCAAGCGCAAAGTCACGATTAACCCCACGATCTGATATGACTTCTTTTGCCTCACCTGTTGCGAATGGTTTTTCGTCAGCGTTGTCCCTAAATAATTCACAAACAACAATGACTCTAGTGTCTGACTCCGAGACAATCCTCGTTCGTACTGCTCCATTTGGGTACCTTTCCCAGAATATATTTGATCTTTCTTGCACCGTGGTGTAATCATCTAAGTTAAATGCCATCATTTACTCCGAAATCATTCTCGTATTGATCGTGCAGCTCTTGGTATATGACTGCGTAACCAATAATGTCTTTAACACTATCTTTGTGATTTGGAGTTTCTGAGAGCCTTGACACTTTGACAAGCAGCTGCATGAGACTGACTTGCATCGGCGATATGTAACTTCCATAGTAAGCAGACCACAGTTCGCTGATCCGCTCGTGATTGCTTCGACTGCTTCCGTAAACAGACCCTCTTGCGGATAAGATTGCTGCGCATTCATCTAAGAGCTCAGTTCTGCTTGTCATAATCAAACACTGACTCATATTTTAGTTTACGAACTTTTTCATAATGTTCATTAGCTGCTCGCCAACCAGCTGATCTGCCTGACCAATACCCGCGATTAAAAGCTTGATTCATTATTTTTGTTATTACGTACCAACCAATTAAATAACCCAGGATGCTATAAAGCACTAGCCAGGGTGCTGTTGTCTCTATCATGTAGCCCTACTTTCCATACCACAATTTGTGGCATAGCAATAGTGTGACATGTGTGTACGACTTTGTAGATGATTTGTTAGTTATTTTTAATAACGATTTGATAACGTTATTTGTAGAGTTTACCCTCAAAAATGAAGCTACCGTCTGAGTTAATCGGTACTGTGATAACCGACACTTTACGCTCGTGAACGTAGGCAACGGCAAAGCCTTGCTGCCAGTTTGCATAGCCTCTAGTATACGCCATGCCTGAACTACTTAGATCGACCAAATTGCCGACTTCATAGCCCCATACAGTACGCCCTAATTGGCCTCTAGAAGCCTCTGTAAAGGCCGCTGAGCCTAATCTATGGGTATGCCCACACACTACGCTTTTTCCTAGCCTCCTAGCCCCATTTAAGGCCGTTTGTCCAGGAATTTGGCTAAGAGGGAAAGCGTCACCATGAACGGCTGTCCATCCTGGCGCCCAGTCAAGTCCGTAAGGGTGGAATTTGATCTGCAATTTATCATATCCCATAAAACGTTCATACTGCATTTCGGGTAAATTGAGGAATGAGGGAAGTCTTTTTTTAATTGATCTGTAAAGTCTAATTCCATGATTACTCCCTAGTACGTCTGTTACTCCCAAGTAACTTAATACTTCTTGTGTCTGTGTCCTATCATCATTGATGTTACCGACCATTTCATCAATAGTGCCAGCGTTAAAACCGCCAAGCTGTGGCAAATCAATTTCATCACCAATACAAATAGTCCGATGAGGTTTCCATTTACCTAGAAAACGCCCTACGGATTTAACACTAGCTTCACTAAAAAAAGGTACTTGCAGGTCAGACACAAACGCTATGCGCTTAATCTTCATCCTCGTCTGGAGTAGGAATACTTGGGATAATGCCGTCTTCGCCTACTACCCAGTCGGGCATAGAGGATGGGCTATCCATTAAATAGAGTGCAACGCTTTCTGTAAATCCAGCTTTGCGTGCAGCTCTAAACATTTCATGTTTGGCTATATAAAACACTTCTAATTTAGTCAATGGCTCAGGTGATTTACGCACCACACGCCTATTGATCTTCTTTCGTTTACGTCTTGTGTCAGCCATACTACTATTGTCGCTTAACTATTAAAGAATAAAGATCATCGACACGCTGCTCTAATCTTGTTAACTGATCCTTCATGCTTGAGCCACCATTAGGACGTAATTCGTTTAGCCAGCCTTTAACTAAAAAACGTAATCCTATTAGCACGCTTGTTAGCACGGCGCAACCGCCAGCTATAAAGCCAGCCCACTGTTCTGGACTCATTTTTCATAAGTACCGATAACATCGGATTTGTCTAAAGCCCTAGCTGCTGGCCCTGCTAATGCTGCAATTACTACAGACAGTGCTGGGTCTAGTCCTAACTCATTACTGGCTAAGAATGATAACAACGATACCAATACGCCACGTGCATAGGATTTAAGTATTGCCTTCTGCTTTTTACTTATCTTCATATTTTGCCTCCTAGTAGTGGTATATCAAACGGTTTGCTATCTTTATCGCCTAACTTTGTAAAACTAACATGGACATGTTTTAAGTGTTTATTAAATCCGTTATATTTTCGCCATTTAAATCTAAGTATTTTGCTAGCGATCATGCCATTATGAATTACGTAAGATATGCGTTTATCGGATTTAGCGCATTCTCTGATTTGGTCAGCCAAATATATTGAGAGCCCCTCGGATGTATCCAAGCGAGAATCAATATCAATGGCTCGTACACACCCATTTGTGTCTGGATTATGATCGGATGCATTTCCTTTTTTGGCATGACGAGAGTCGCCCAGCCATCCATCAGTGGTAGTCCTACGATCACTGAACCAAAAATCAATCTGATCCCGTAACTGCACACCAGCTGCACAAAGCCAAGGTTTCATTAATTTGTTATAAACCTAATGCACGTAGATCATCGGTAGTTAAACCAAGTGCGGCTAACTTACCTTCGGCTGCTGTTTTAGCTGCTGCCTTTGCTGCTGCATCCGACACAAGTTTTGGCTCTAAAGTAACCCAAGCATCTTGTAATTGTTTCCAAGTTGGTTTAGTGCGGCTATCGTGCCAGTCTAAATTATCAAAGCACTCTTTAGTGTTAGCAGTAGTGCTGCCAAAATATTCTGCTG